CGATAGATGCCAGTTTTCCTGCTGTGGTTGTCCACACTGGTGTTGCCATTAAAATACTCCTTACATGGATATTTATTGGAGTATCAACGATTTACAGTGTGTGTTATAGTGTGTTATTAACTATTAAACTGCCGCACTAAATGGTGTTACTGGGTTAGAACCTGCTGGCACCCTCATCACACCTCTTACATGGTATTGGTCAGCCGCTATATCAACTATCTCAAGATAGTCACCAAGTACACCACCTGTTGTGGTACCGTTGAGTGTGATTGTGTCCGAAGCCGCCACTGTTGGGAAGGCTGTAACTGCTGTTCCGTCTTCATCTAGGTAAAGCATAACACCATCGATTGTGTTGCTGGCATCTGGTACTGCAATAACATAGTTTGATGTGTTTGTAACACTAACGATAAATTTGTATGTTGCACCCGAACCAGTCGCATCTGGTAGTGTTAAAGTTACCGCCGCGTTACCGCCAACCTCACCAAGTAATAGAGTCCTACCTGCGTGTTCTGTTACCGTGATTGCGTCTGTTGCCACGAAAGTGTGTATGGCCGGAAGGAATGATCCTGTCAACGTAAGCTGTGAACTTATACCAACTACACCCGTACCCTGTGATGATATGTTGATGTCTGCATCTGTCGTATCACTCTGGATTGTGTTTGATCTCAACACACCTGAAACTTCAATGTCTGTTGCGTTCAATTCATTTGTCACACCAACGATCTCTCCACCTAGTGTGATACCACCTGTTCCGTTTGGAGTTATAGTTATACCACCGTCTGTGTTTGTGGCTGTAAGTGCGTTGCCATCTATTCTCAAGTTGTCAACGTTCAGCTGTCCTGTTGTAGTCTGTACACCTGTTGCCGTGATAGGTCCTGTCAACAATATGGCACCTGTACCCTGTGGGTTTATATCAAGATCTGCGTTTGAACCATTTGATGTTATATCGTTCGCAGTCAAAGATGTTGCAGTCAATAGTCCTGCCACTGTTGTCGCACCTGTGATCGAAACGGCACCTGTTGCTGTTATAGCCGCCGCTGTAAGTGTTCCACTTATGGTCGCCGCGTTTGTGATTACAGTAGAACCTGTTGCTGTGATAGTAGCAGTTCCTGAAGACGAGATCAGTAAGTTTGTACCGTCACCCTCGATCTTCTCACCATCATCACCAAACACAAGTCCAATGTTGTTAGGTAAGTTTACGTCTGCTGTTGCTGTTAAGTTGATGTCAGCACCTGAGTTGATAGTCAAGTCTGTACCATCTGATTCAATCTTCTCGTTGGCATCTGTGAAGTGTAGTCCAACGTTAGTTGGGATAACAACGTCTGCTACTGCTGTAAGGTTGATGTTGTTTCCTGCGATAGTCAAGTCAGTTCCGTCACCCTCGATCTTCTCACCATCATCACCAAATGTTAATCCGATGTTGGCTGGAATATTGATGTCTGCACCTGCTGTCAGATTGATGTCACCTGTTCCTGCTGTGTCTAGTGTGATGTCTGCGTTGGATCCATTTGAAGCGATGTCGTTGGTTGTTAAACTGGTCGCTGTCACACTGTCGTTTACTGTCAACGCACCCGTCAATGTTGTTGCTCCTGTCACTGCTAGTGTTGTGCTGAATGCTCCTGAAGTTCCTGTGAATGCACCTGTGACACCAACTGTTGAAGTGGCTGTGACCGCTCCGTCTATGTTTGTTGCACCGTTCACTTGGAATGCTTCACCTATCGTGATCAGGGATGAATCATCTGAACTTATGGTTGTACCTTGTAATCTGACTGCTGAAGCAAGTACTCCGCCTGTGCCAGCTGGTAATATTTTAATATCTTCGTTTGTTCTTGCTGATGTAATGTTGAATCCGTTGATGTCTAGATCTCCACCCAGTTGGGGAGTTGCGTCTTCTATTAGATCATTGGCCTCGGCCGTTGTACCGTATAACTCGTCAAAGTTATCGTTTATCTTGTCAAATGCTGTTCTTAATGGATCACCTGTACCGTCGTTTGCACTAGATCCTATGCTTACTGTCTGTTTAGCCATGTCTTAAATTCCCCTTAAATTTTTATTGTGTACTTATTTATGGATTATTCTAGGAACCGAATGTAAAACTATACGTCTATCGCTATTCTCTGGAACTTGAATACACAGCTGTCGCTTGATGTGTTTGTGACCAACAATCTGACGTTTCCACTGTTGACGTCAGCTGAAAATACTGTAAGTGGTCCTGTGTGATCTGTTGTGGATCCAAAAGCTGTTATGTAGGCATCGGTACCGTCGTGTGTGACGTTCGCTTCCACTACCTCGAATCTGCTGTTAGTTGCATCCGTTATGGATATGAAGTACTTGGCACTCCTGTATGTTGCAACTGCGAATGTGTTTATTACTGTTGTTGTTGAAGTGGCCACTGTGGATGTGGCATCTGCTATGTCCGAGTTGCTTAATGTTGCACCGGCAGTGGCGAAGGAAAGTGTACCTGATCCATCTGTGGTCATGAACTGGTTCGCACTTCCATCTGATGTTGGGAAAGTTAATCCGCTTATTGTCACGCTACCTGTGCCGTTACCTGTTAGTTCAAGATTGGCGTTTGAAGAATTAGTCTTCACTGTGTTGTCGTCTAGTGTTATTCCTTCCAGTGTCAATGCTGATGTCACTGTCAGTGTCGTGAATGTACCCGCCGCTGGTGTTGATGCACCAATGGTTGTGCCATCTATGGCTCCACTGTTGATATCAGCCTTGGCTATCGAAACCTGTCCCGATCCTGCTGGTGACATAACCAGGTTTGAGTTTGACTGTGTTGTAGTGATCTCGTTATCTTGTATGTTTATGTTGCCATCTACTGTAAGTGGACTTGAAATTAGCACTGATCCTGTCCCACCCGGCTCAAGACGTATATCTGCATTTGAGTCTGATGATATCGTGCTGTCAAAAATATTTAAGTTGTCTACTGCCAGGGTGCCTGTGATGTTCAGCGAGGTAACTGTCATTGCTCCCAGTGTGGCCGTTCCGTCTACCTGTAGTGTTCCTGTTGTTGTTAGGTTCTCATTGCCGAAACTGATTGCTCCTGATGAGTCTGTTATTGATCCACTTGCTAGGGTCAAAGTACCGGAAGTCACGGTACCTGTTGTGGTCAGGTTCTCGTTGCCAAAACTTATGGCACCTGATGAGTCTGTTATTGATCCGTCTGCCAGTGTCAGGTTACCTATCGTTGAACCGGTCTCAGCTGAAAAGGTTCCTGTCGTGCTTAAATTCTCATTGCCGAAGCTGATCGCACCTGTTGAATCAGTTATTGATCCATTGGCTATCGTGAGTGTTCCAATTACTGAGTTCGTTGCGGCCGTTATTGTTCCTGTCGTGCTTAAATTCTCATCGCCGAAGCTGATTGCTCCTGATGAGTCTGTTATGGACCCATTTGCAAGTGTGATGTTTCCCACAGTTGAACCCGTCCCTGCAGAAATGGCTCCTGCGAAAGTAAGTGATCCCGATACATTCAACGTACCGTCAACTATCAAACCTTCATTGATGTTTATTGCTGTTGAGTCAGTTGAACTCAGAGTCGTCCCTGCTATCTGTATAGCACCGAATACCACCGAACCTGTACCTGCGGGCAGTAAATTGATGTCCTCGTTTGATCTCGTACCCTCTATGTTGTTGCCATTGAATCTCAGTGCTGGCATAACAACTGCACCTGAGCCAGCCGGTGAGAACACTAGGTCATCGTTCGTCCTGGTTGCTCTGATTTCATTTCCAGTCACTTGTATGGTTGTAAGATCAAATCCCGGGGACGCATAAATTTCGGTGAAGTTTGTGTTCACCTTGATCATCGCATCTCGTAACGTATCTCCCGTTCCGTCGTTTGCGTTTGCGCCTACATTTAATACTAATTGTGCCATGTTATACTTCTATCACTCTCCTCACCACTGTAACTTCGTGTGTGTCAGTGTTACTTATCTCACCTCTCAACCTGACATCGTCACCAACGATGTCGGCAGAGAATGCCACTAGATCGGTTGCTGAGCTGTTTGTCCTGCCGAATACGGATATGTACGGTGTTGAGCCGTCGTGTGTGATCCTGACGTCACAGACCTCGAATAATCCAATGCTACCGCCATCCCGAACTACTATTGAAACGTTGTACATGGCACTCCTGTACACAGTCTTGTCAAAGCTGTCTAGGGTTGATATTGTTGAGGGTAGTCCTTCTGCCCTTGCCAATTCAACTTTCCATGCGTTGGTCACTGCACTGGCCGTGCTGTCTGCTAACTCCGCCCTCAATTTAATGGCACCACTGTCTAGGACCGTGGTCCAATTAACTAAATCTGCTGATGAGCTATCTGAATTTATAGCAACTCTGACATTGTATGCCGCCGCGGCATCGGCGACTACAGAAATGTCGTCTATCTGTGATTTGTTGTCAGTCTGTTTGGTAACTGCTATGTATGATGCGGCCTGTTTTGAACTCTGTGTGATAGAATCAATTTCATTGTACGTTGTTCCTATAGGAACTTTTGGTAGGTGGATCCTGTATGCATTCACTGTTGTTGATCCACCTGACGTTGATGATGCCTGTAATGTTGTTGTTGTGCTTGAGTGGGAGGCTGTCAGTTCCAATTGTGATGTTCCCTTGGTGCTGACCTGTGGACCTTCTGACACTGATGCTTCTGTGCCGTCACTGATCACAGTGGCCTCCAAGATACTCTTACCGTCACCTGCTGATCCTATTATTATGTAGTGTGCACCAGCATATGTGTTGGTGCTGAATGTGTCTATTGTTGTCGCCGAACTGGAGACTGTCACTGCTGATATGACATTGACGTTTGTTCCTGTTGTTGCTGATTGGTCATCAGCTAACAAAATCCTGTACATTGTTATTCTTAAGTTTGTCTGCAATCCTGCGGCACTGACAACCACATTTGATCCACTTATTGCCGCTGTGAAAGTGGCCAGCACGTCCGATGTGGATGCACCTGTGTTGCCTGAGCTGTGTTCGTTGTAGCTTGTGATGTAGGCCGCTGATCCATCATGCACAACTAGTAGTTCCGTATTCATGACCTCTCCACCCGATGCATTCATGACAGAAACAAAATATTTCGCTCCCCTATGATCTGCATGTGCGAAACTGTCCACGGATTCTGATGCACTGTCAACATCTGTGTTGATTACGATAGTAGATAGAACAGAGTCATCACTGACATAGCCTGTGGAATCCCCATCACCCAATCCGATTCTGTATGCAGTTGCATTGTTACTCACTACTGTTGATCCGTCATCAATTCCTGTAAGTTTTAGTTGTACGATACCATCGTCTACAACAGCATTGGCAGAGACAATATCAAATTCTTCACTTCTTACAACACCACTGTCTGTAACAAAGGCCTGAATACTGCTGTCGTCACTTGTTCCATGTAGAACCGAATACTTGTGGAAGGCATATCGTCCACCGGACTGATCTCTGAGTAATGTGAAATACCACGCACTGTCATATTCTGAACTAGCGAATGAATCAACTGCTAGTGCAGTTTCGAATCCTTGTCTAGACACTAGCGTTCTAGTAACATGGTCCACTGTTGTCTTATCTATTTGAGCAACAGTCTTTGCACCAATAACGTCCACATATGTTTCATTCGAATCACTTTCGCTGTCTGAAAGTAGTATCCTGTACATGGTTACTCTACATGTACCTGCAGTACCATTAGCACCTAGTAACCTTACATTTCCGCTACTGATATCAGCAGAAAAAGTGGCCAATGGTGTGGAGTCTGCAATTGATGATATAGTGTTGTACTCCTGTACGTAGGCATCAGTACCGTCATGTACTAACAGCACCTCTGTTGATGATACTTCGTTTGTGGTTGTGTTGTTTATTGATATGAAATATTTTGCACCCCTGAATGATCCAGCCGCCCAACTGTCTATAGCCAAGGCCGCGGAATCTAGGTCTGCAACAAGTTTTGTCTGTGCAAGTCCTGACCCTGCCTGTGTTCCTGATGAATCATCATCTCCTAGTCCAATTCTGAAATATGATACGGCATTGCCGCTCGAAACGGATGAGTCAGCAAGAAGTCCGGCTCTACCCAATAGTCTGACGGTATCAACACCTGACCTAAGGTCTGACGTCAGATCTATCTCTAAATCATTTTCCGAAGTCTTGATAGGTTGAAATGAATTTGAGAATGCTTCAAAAGTAGAACCATCTGCAGTTCCATGTATTACGCTATGCTTCTGAAACTGAAATTCTATAGCACTGTCAGCCGCTTCTGATCTGCTCAGTACAAGATACCATGCACTGTCATATTTTGATTGAGGAAAGCTATCTATTACACTGTTAGTTTCGATTATCTTTTCATGGGCACCTACCGCAGTGTTGGAATCAATTATTGTCTTTGATGAGAATCCTATGGTGTTCCTTGCGTCCTGGATGCCTGACACGTTCAGTGCAACACCAGTTGATCCAAATGATATGACACCACTTCCGTTGGTCTGTAGGAATTCTCCCGTCTGTCCATCTGTGATCGGCATGGATATGCCATCGACTACAACCTTACCTGAACCACTTGCTTCGAACTCTAGGTTGTCATTTGTTCTGCTGGTAGAAAGTGTGTTGCCCGAGAACGTCAGTTTGGTAGGTATGACCAGCGTGGTGTAGTTCAAATTGCTTGAATCAAAAAGTCCCGTTGATGGTTCATTGGCACCTATTATCACGTTGTCTATGGTTCCTGAGTCGAGATCTATGTTGTTGATCTCAACGGATCCTGAACCATTCGCCGACAGTACTAGGTCAGCATTCGACGTGGTGACCTTGATCACATTGTCAGTGAAGTTAATCGACGAATCGATGGTTAGATTTGCTACATTAACCACGCCCGTGCCACCCGGTGAAAGGAGCAGGTCAGCGTTTGAACTGGTTGAAATTATGTTGTCATTGAATGTAAGGTTGTCCACGGTCACTGGGAAAGCGACTGATGTTGCCCCTCCCACTGACAGAGCACCAAACGTTGATGTTCCGTCCACTTGCAAGTTACCTGTTGTTGTCAGATTCTCATTGACGAATGTGAATGCCCCTGTTGAATCTGTGATCGAACCACTGCCGGCAGATAGTGTGCTGTTGATCGCCATGTTTGAAGCCGATGTTGTTAAATTCTCGTTGCCAAAACTTATGGCACCTGATGAGTCTGTTATTGATCCGTCTGCCAGTGTCAGGTTACCAAATGTCGAACCTGTGCCTGCAGACAGTGTTCCTGTCGTGCTTAAATTCTCATTGCCGAAGCTGATCGCACCTGAAGAGTCTGTTATTGACCCGTCATCGAAAATTACATTACCAACATTTATACCTGGTCCTGTTGAAAAAGTTCCTGTTGTTGTCAGGTTCTCGTTGCCGAAATCTATTGCACCTGATGAGTCTGTTATTGATCCATTGGCTAGTGTGAGTGTTCCAAAAGTTGAACCAGTTACGAACGTCCTCGAACTGCCAAAATCAAATGTGCCTGTGAATGAAGCTGTTCCGTCCACTATTACATTCTCGTTTATGTTCACACTCGTTGAATCATCTGAACTTATAGTTGTTCCACCGAACCCTAGTCCAGCTATGATCACCCTTCCTGATCCTGAGGCCGATATCCTCAGATCATCGTTGGTGTTTAATACTTCTATGTTGTTGTCGTTGAATCGTATGCCAGGGAATACTATCGATCCTGTACCACTTGGGTGTATGTCGATGTCCGCATCTGACAGCCTTGATGTGATGTTGTTGCCGAAGAACTTGATGTCCGCCACGACAGGAACCAGATCAAAGAAATCATCAAAGTTGCTGTTGATCTTGTTACCGGATTCGTACAGCGAATCACCGTCACCGCTGTCCGCATTTACACCTACATCTATTACTTCTTGTGTCATATTAGCAATATTTAGTGGAAAACGTTATTGTGTGTTGTAGCTATTAACCTACACTTACTTTGAGGTCTGTACCATCACGGAACAACTGACCCGCGTTGCTAGGGTCACTAGTGGGCAAGTTTGCCATCAAGATCACAGCAGGTATTATTTCAACTGCTCCTGTACCAGAAGCATCAATTATAAGATTATCGTTGGACTGATTTGTAGTAATTGTGTTATCTGCTACTGTGACTGCACCCAGTACAATATCACCAGTACCATTGGCAGTGATTGTTACATCAGCATTGGTTGTGATACTTGAGATTGTAGAATTTGTTATCGTTAAATTGTCTATCTCTATGGCACCAGCACCGTTTGCCTGAAGTTTCAAGTCTCCATTGGTCACCGAAGTCGTTATTAATCCTGTAGATCCATCGCCGATCAACGAATATACTTCATCAAAATTCGTGTTGACTTTCGTCATCGCGGTACGTAAAGTATCGCCTGTGGCTGGATTTCCCAGTACTCCTGTGTCTATGTTAAGTTTTGCCATAATGTGTTGTACATATTTATTAAATACTAATATGTTCATAGAAACACTCAGGACCATGAGACTGTACGAACGCAAGAGTAAATTGGGGATTTACCATACCTTCCACAGGAAAAACACCGTATATGTATTCAAGTGTG